TATTAGAAGTTGAGATTGATATAGTATCATATTCATCACTTGCTGCATTTGTAGGAGCACCATTTACTCTAACTAAAGCATCTACACCACTATTCCAACGAGTTGGAAAGTCTTCTTTTACAATACCACCAGTTGAGGCAGCGATAGTTGTAAAAGGAACTTGCATAACTGGCCCGTCCAATCCTGTTCTACCTAATACATATCCGGTGTTGATATGTTGAAGTTTGTTTAGCAATATACCGTCACTTGCGCCTGCGCTATCTTTTAGTTTGATAAACCCGTTAGTGGCTGTAAATTCTACATTGTTGAATTGAGCAACACCTAAATCTGATTGTGGCGGATTGGTAATAGTAGGAGCACCTGTTTTTGCTTTGTTCAAAGTCAGTTTAGTTTGATCGATAATTGCAGTATTAGAAATATGAGTATTTGTAATACTACCTAATTTGACATCTAATTTGATAGTAGCAGTGTCAGTTCCTCTAGCAGTCTCAATACTAACCAAACTGTTAGGATCATTAGAGGCATTGCTCATCTCAGGGAATGATCCGCCTACAGCAGAGTTGTCACCAACTGGACTGATAAATGTTGTTTGGACTTGTGATACGCCACCAGTATATGTTCCACCAAATACTTGAGCATCTTGATTTGAATCAAATGAACGTCCCCCTAATAGACTATTAGGTGTGTAAATGACTTTTATAATATCTCCAAATAGCTCGTCTTGGTAGGAAATAGATTGTATTACTGTTCCTGTAATAGTTGATGAAGCAGGATTTGATGTATTTCTAATCTGCATGCCTGGAGTAAAGCTACCTGAACTTGGGATATTTACATATATAATTCTTTTTCCTGTACATATAACAATTTGATTCTCATCTATCTCAAGTGTTCTATGAGCTCGCCCCCAGTCTCTTTGTTTTTGTATTTCCATATACAAGCTAGAGTTGTCATCAACATATGCTTTGTTAACAGCATCGTCTAGGTTAATAGGCACTGCAACATCAGTAATTCTATTACTGCCCATATGTAAGTCGCCTGTCATAGAAGCATTGGATCTAATTCCATCTAACGGTAAAAACCCTGGGCCAATTCTACCAGCAGCATTGTTATATATTTTGAAGGTATTGAAGTCATAACCTAATACTTTACTAATATATCCAGCGGTAGCTTTTTCAGTTGGTACAGCAGTTGAGCTCATATCAACAAATGTATCATCAGGTGAAAATTCATCAACAGTTACACCCTTTGTAAAACCAAGTGATACAGCATTGGAAATACCAACACTACCTGAGAATGTAATAGAACCTGTTCCCTGATCCACATTGAAGTATTGCCCTACACGGAAGAAGCCATATTGATCCGTGCTTACCCAAAACACTCGCCCCTTGCGTTTTTCCCATACTTGAGAAGTAGTAGCACCTGGAGTATCTGTATAATAACCAGCAAGTGGATTTTTAGGCTGTCCGTATATTACAGATGGATAGTTAGTATCGTTGAATGACCCTGTACCAATCTGCGTAAAGTCATGCCCTGTAGCTCGTAATACTGAAATCCCAATTGTAATCTCGCCAGTCTCATCTTCAGGTGGTCCAGCATATAAAAACTCTACATCACTTCTTATGGATGAAGTAATACCATTGCCTGTATTTCCTAAAATATCTGAGCCAGAGACATATGTAAATTTGATAAAGCCCCATTCAGATGGCACCATTCCAGATGTAACTGATTGCCCACTTACAGTATCTCCTGCTCCTATGTTCCCAGTAATATCATAGGCATAAGTCATATAGCTATTTTTTGGTTTGACAATTTTTCCTGTTGCGCCGTTGCTAGTTGTAAATGAAGCATCTGTGCTAAAGCCACTAGTGGAACTAGTCTCAAATTGATATACACGATGATATTCAGTTACAGTAAATAATCTACCATTCCAAGCAAACTGCTTTCCTACAATTCTAGATTCGTCTGAATAGTCTGAGCCTTCTCCTAGTGCTGTGATAGCTAATCTTTGATCTCCGCCATTTCCACCATAGCCTGCTGAGAAATGATCTGGCTCTACAAAAAGTCGTACCCATTGATAAGGTTGCTCAACAGTAATCCTAGTCTCTTCTCTGTCTAAATCTATTCCTCTAATATCGTGGAACTGGAAGTCCAATGTGCGATATGTAACATCATCACTCTCATCAAAGTTGATAGCAGTTGAAGGACGGGTTCTCAATGATGCTTGTGATCGAACGCCTGTAACTGTAAATTGTTTTGAATCTCTATATTCAACAGTGGTCCCATCTGCTGTTGGAGCTTGTAGTGTTCCGTGATAATCATTATCAACAGAGTCATTTGGTTGTAGTGTAAATCTATATAGAGCATTTACCCCAGTCCCGCTCAAATATGTTACAGAGGAAACTTCATAGTTTTGTCTTTGTATTGGTTGATTTAGAGCGTTCAATGTTCCGTTGTGATTAATTGTAATCTCACAACTTGGATGTGGATCTCTTGTAAATCCTGTTAAGATAACATTGCTATTACCTTCTAAGTTATCATTTGGATCTGGGCGTTGTGTTTTACATGGCATTATCATACCATATTTCAATTCTACCTGATCTGGAATCTCATTTGGATCAGCACCTTCTGCTACAAGTCCAAAGTTACCATATCCGTTAGAACTGTTTAGTGAACGTATCTCAGATCCATTGTTAGCATAAAATGCAGCGTGACAGTAATATGTAAAGACGCTGACTTGCTCTGTATATGCTCCATTGGATACAACAATACCATATCCTAAATCGTTTATTTGTGTAAAGCCGTTCGCCAATGCGCTTCTATTACCAGCACTTTGTAGGAATACCATACGCTCTGATCCTGCAGGATAAGCATAGGATCTTCCACCATCGGGTCGTGTAATAGATGTGACTACAGTGTTATCACCCAATTGCTCTAGCACATAGCCAAAACTGTCGTTGGTTGTATTATCTAAATATACGGTACAAGTTCCTAATGATCTGTCATAATCTGAGAATGCATTGATTTGATAGCGTCTGCCTTCAATATAAAATGGAGCAGGCAATAATGGAGGACGATGATACAAGCCTTGCCCTGGAGGACTTTGTACTCGTAGCGTAAGTGACCCGTAAGTATTTGTAGAAGCATCATATACAGTTAGTGCTTGATCCGCAACATCATCATATACTTCCAAAATTTTCAGAGGCATATTGCCAGCATAAGCATCTAAGAACATACCACCGCTAAATGTCTTACGATTCAGAGAGCGTGAGAACGAAGCTGAACTTTGTATGTATGGTGAGCGAGTAAGTATTTGTCCTTCTGGGTCTAAGACACACATAAACCCGCCGTGTCCGCGACAAGTGATTTCCTTTATAATAGTAGCGTCGTCCAACATGAAAACGTCCATATCGGAGTTTCTAAGAGGTGGGTTGAAATTAGCATCAAAAGCAAACCTAATAAGATCCATCATACCTGCAAGCATAGTAATAGTATCTGGTTCTCCAATAATTCTTACATTATCATCATCCCTAAGTATCATCGGTTCTACAGTTGTGTTATCTGTTGTTACAGTTACATCATCTAGCAACTCGCCCGCTGCCGTATGGATATAGTTTATGTATGCTAGTGTATGCGTTGAATTAGAAAATGCTTGGCGGTGGTTATTATAATAATAGCCTTGTGTTTCTAATGTTTGATCTAAGCCACCAATTCTAAAGTCATGGACTAACCCTTTTACAATACGTCGAATTTCAACTTCTACGGCATCCTTATTAATAGGAGTAGTAGGGAAATTAGCAATAAATTGATGTAAAGACTCTACAACAATAAAGTCTTCGTTCGCTTCTAATACATCTGCTGCATTATGATTATCAGATGTAACAGTTATTAAATTACCAATATTTTTTGCTTTGGATGGATCATGTAAATAATGATGCCCAAATGAGCCTTGTACAATTCCATCCTGATTAACAAAGTCTGTCATACCTGGACGAGTAATAGGCATAGCATCAATTTCAGTATCTCGACACATAAATAACCCTGCCCATTTGCTTTGGGATGTTCGAGATATATATGATCCTTTTTCAAGACGAGGTTTGATAATACATCTTCTAAAGTCTTCTCCACGCAAGGATACATTTTTAGTCAGTCTAATAGGATAATCTTCCTCATAGGTTCCTGGTTCAACTTTGATTGTAATTTCTTTAGCTTGAATACCATTAGCAAATTCTATTGGCTCGCCTATCTGAAAGTGATGCGGAGTAAGCAAGTGTAAATCAAAAACAGTTGGCCCAATCTCAGTATGTGTTGGATCCAGCGGATCTGTCATTATATCTGCTTCTGAGTTATTGGTAAAGCGAACTATTTCTGCTATAGCATTTGAATATACGCCTACAATTACTTTGCCAGCCCTTGCGTCTAGACTGTTTATATCTGTTTGGATCAAATGTCCAACATTATTATTTTTTACAAGGATTTGATAAGGCTTACCATAAGATAACTCAGGCGCAGCGTCTAAACCGTCACCAATAATATCTGCAATAACTTCCCATTTATGGTCCACTGCCATTAATCTACTTGGAGCCATAGAAGTAAAAGATGAATCAAATACTTGTAACTCTGTGCTTTGATATATAATACCAGTTTTTGTGATATCTGTGCCATTTGTATTATCGTAATCTCCGATACCAGTTGTGTCATATGGTTGTAATAGATTAGCGTCTATATATAACTCGTAACCTCTAATATCAAAGTCTATTTCTTTAATGAAGAATGTCATATCATTCATAACATTTAGAAAATGACTTGCTGGAATACCTTCTAATCTTATTTGTGATCCTGTAACATAGTTAGTATTTGGAAGTTCTAATACCAGTTGTGTTATCTCACCAGTCTTAATTTCGGCAATCATTCCTTGATGAGTATAATCCTGTAATAGTACTCTTTGCGATAATGATTTAGCAAAGTCCAACATATCCAGCATCAGATCTTTATAAAATGTAATAGTTCTACGTCCGTCAGTAGAAGAGTAATATACTTCTGCAGCTCTAATGCTCAAAAAGTTTGATGTTGAACCTTGGTTCATATCCATTATTACAGCATTTATCATATCCTTTAGTTCATTTTTGAACTTATCTTCTTTTTCAGGATACTCAGGATACTTGTCCATTATATAAGCATAAGTTTCCTCAGCGATAAACTGCTTATTCATTTCTAATAAGACACGAACATCCTCATTGAATCCTTGATTCTCTGTTCCGTCTTTGATACGAGTATTCATAATGTGAGTATCAACAACATCAGAGCCATCAGCAAAAGTTAATCGTTGCTTGTATGGTCCTGGAACTACAGGTGAGGTTTTTATAAGCTCTTCAGCTCGTTCTGCTGCAGCACCTAATGTTCTAAAAGCATATGATGGTGATGATCCTTCTTTACCAGCAGGTACCCCAATCATTCTATCATCGCCAGCTTCGCTGACATACAATAAATGAGGCGCAGAATAAGCAGAACCTTGATCCACATACAGTTTTGTTACTACTTGTAAATCCTCTTTACCATTTGGGTTTCCTGATCCTCGTAAGTCACCTGGGTGATCAGACATATACAGAGGACCTGTCATAGTATCCCCGTGCCTATACACTAAGTCTTTACGTGGGACAACTTCATCACCTAAATAGTTACCATTCAGATCTGGATCGTATGATGCAATAGTCATCGTATGGAGATCGCCTGGAGGAATACTGGCAGCAGTTATATCTAAAGCATATGATTTAGCATCGTCTATATTTGATGTGATAGAAAATTCTTTATATCTTTCCTCATACAGCCACAGATGCTCTTCGTTGATAACTCTAATATAATACTTCTCAGTTCTATAATCTGAAAATACTGATGGAACAGACATAATAAAGTTCATACGAATAGCAGTTCCATTCCATGCACTATCTAATCCGTGCCCAGTAGCTACTTCTTTTTGTTCTTTGTTTATATGCTTTACAATTTTTAGGCTAGAATAAAATTGTCCAGGACTACTGATATAATCAAATACTTCCCAAGTAAAATGATTTTTCCCTTCAGCTTCCTCATCTAATTTGATCGGAACATCTGTGGTTAGATAACGTAAATCGGCGTAGCCTTTAGTAATAACAAGTTGATCCTCTGTAAGCTCTGTTTCGTGTATAGCATTTAGATAATCAACAGCCTCTTGTGATATCTCAACGCCAGCAATAGCATTCCCAGCAGCATATAACGGGCCGCCCAATCGAGGAGTGACATCGTCAGCAACCCTGCCAAACTTAGATATTAATTTGATTTTTCCAGGAGTGTTACCGACACCATCAGTAACTTCCATCATAATACTATTATCACTATCAGTATCAAGTTCTGCTAGCATAATTTGAGTGCCAGCATTATTGACAATAGGAATAGTTTGTGGTGTTAGGACATCGGGAGTGTCACTAAGTGTAGTAAAATTTATGCGGCCTCCCAATCCAAATACCGCATATAGTTCTACAAAGTTTTCGTTTACCTTCTTAAAGGACGCACGAATACTATCACCAGTACCGTCGTTTCCCTCGATACCGATATTAATATCTTGTCTAGCCATTTATTTTACTCCTCACCAAGTTGGCGCAAATGGGGCTTTATCTTGTGGAACTGTCTCAACATCAAAATTTACACTGACGCCGCATCCACAGCTGGATTTTACTTTTGGATTATTCAATACAAATTGGGAACCAAACATATCTTGGACATAGTCTATTTCTGTTCCCATAAGGAATAGCAGTGATTTTTTATCTATCATTAGCTTGCCCTCCCCAGCATCAATAACTTCTGAACGTGAGTGTTCTTTATCAGCGACACCCCACTCATACTGGTACCCTGCACACCCGCCACCTTTTAGTCCGAGTGTAATGGCAAAGACATCGTTCTCTTTACATAGTTCCGAAATTCGCTTTTTCGCATTCTCAGTTACAACGACAAATGACATAAATCTCCTTTATAATGTGTATTTAGCTATATTTTCTATAACCTTAATGTAAATAGTATTATGTATTTACGCGACTATGTTATAAGAAAAAAATTTACACGCAAATCTAAACTAGGGAAAGAACATCATTACTATCGTAATGCTCGTATGTTAATCTTTAGATGCGATAATTGTAACAGTGTATTTGAACGTCCAAAAGGAAATATGGATCCTAAACGTGTCAGCAACAATGTCTTTCACGTCTGCTCAAAGTGTGATGCGAAGAGGTTCGCTCAGCGTAAAGGAGTGGAGTGGAAACAAGTGTGGGAGTTGGATGCGTCTTCAGATATAGATATATCTAAAATCTAAGTGCTTGTATTTCTACTTCAGCACCACTTGCTCGCAGTTGCTGGAACCACGGAATTTTGTCAGCGTCTGGCGCATCTGCTTTAGGAAGTTTAAATACTGCCTTGCCCATAAAGTGACAAGCGTCAATTGATTTTTTGAGAGTTATGAATTTAGATGTGTCGGGTATAGTAAAGGTACAATTATTAAATATTCCAGTTAGTCTTAAATCTCTTGACTGTCCTACCTTTAGCCATTCGTTGTTCAGTATAACAGATTTATTATCTATAGCAAATCCTTGTAGTATAAGATTCTGATCAAGTTTGAAAGTGTAAGGTTGTTCTGTGTTATCAGCCAACCAATTCATTACAACTTTGCCATCTACAATCGAATCCATCAGTCGTTCCATAAAGCCGTGTCTCATCTTTATGTCACGCTTCTTGTCTCTCATTATCTTTTGGGCATAGTCGTTCAAATATGATTTAGCTTTTTTGTTCAGTTCAGAATCTTTCAAGAACAAGTTCCAATCCTTATTTAGAGGATTGTCAGGATTGCGTTCTCTATCACCGCCCATTTGCTCCATGTCGCGTAGTGTATATCCGCCCACTTGCATATTGCGTGACTCAGTTACACCACGAGCCATATCCTGTGCGAACTTGTATGCTAGTTTGAAGTATCCGAGGATAGTCTTAGCATTGGATAGCATTCCTTCATCTAATGCTCCTCTGAATCCACGCCATTCTATTGTGCCTTGTTGATGTGGAAACAGTGTAGAGTATTTGTCAAAGAATCGTCTTTCCTTTAGGATTTCAAATAATCGTTCTTTGTGCAGGTTTTCATTCTGCTTGTAGCGATCCAAATCATCTATCAAATCATTTACTGCTACAGCAGTTCGATGGGGAGGGGCATATTCTCTATCGTATAGAGATGTTCCGTTATAGGTTCTATACTTGTCCAGCATTTTGTTTTGAACAGCCCATATAGTAAACCATACATTGTGTATATTACTCATCCTGCCTAGCTCACCTATACCAAAGTGGGCATGTAGTCCGCAAGATTTATTTGTATATACACCTAGTTTACTAAGCTCAAATACAAATTCAGAAACTTTTATTATTGTCTGAGGCTGAGCTCGCATCTGAGCGCCCTTGCCATCAGTTCCAATAAGTAGTTCTTTACCTACTTCGTTTCCTCTATTATCTGGTTTTATTGAAGCATCATCTACTATCTGTGCATTGATACTTTTAGCAAGTTTTTCTACGCTAGGCATAGATGCTGCTGGAACAATACACTCAACTTCAAAGCCTATTGTAAGATCAGATGTGTTAGCTCGTTCAAATAATTGATAATACCTCATACCGTATTTATACAATAAACAGTTGAGCGAACGCCCAAAGATTTACTGCTGTGAACCAACTAGTCAAAACTATGGCAGAGCTTTTTCTCATATAACAAGATACTGTTCCAAGTATTCCACCTATGAGAAATAATGGAATGAATACAGTTGTTGCTGGATTGAGAACTGTTAGGCTCATGACAAGCGAAGCAGTCATAGTAGCACCTGCCTCTGTCATTTCAACATAAAATGCCTTAGGATTGTTATTGTAGCTTTCTATGAAAAAGTCCTTTATTCGTTTAGCTGATTTTCTCATCATAATAGGTTTATACGTTAGTGTGTTCATCTACATCATATAAGTTACTTTCTTTGAATAATCGAATACTGGCTATGTTTTTATGCTTTGCTTCTACCATAATGTCAGCAACATCAAGAAATTCCAAAGCCCATTTGTTACACGCCTTATTCCATACGGAGTCTGAATGTGCTCTTAGCTTTGCCTTCTTGTAGCCTTCTGCGAGTAGCTTTTCCATATTAGGTTTGACATTGTCAGCGTGTCCTATCAACAAATCATAACGTGATAAGGAATAATGCATAGTAGGACGAACACCGCGCCACGAATCAACTACACGCTTAACTCTATCGTCGGTGGGCGATATGTATTCTCCTGTACGGACCCAGTGGTGGTGTATGTCAAGTACGAGTGCGAGATCTTTTTCAAGTTCGAGGCTTGCGTCGAGGCCCCATGACATCTCGTCGTTCTCGATTGTGATACAGTTTCGTGCTTCGTCGGATAGTCTTGGCAATACTGCTTTGATGCCTTCTGGACCTTTTCTACCCGCGATGTGGACGTTGATCTTGAAATCTTGGAACTGTTTGCCGTAGCCCATCCAACGTGCGATATCCACATGATATTCAAACTCCTCAATACTGTTAGTGACAATGTCTGGATTGTCGGAAGCAAGGACAGTAAATTGTCCTGGATGCATAGATAATTTTACATCATACTCTCTTGCGAGATCGCCCACTACAGCGAGTTCTTTTTCTACATATGCTAGAACAGTGTCGTCATAAAACCGCTTCCACGTGGGTTCTGTGTATGCTGGAAGTATGTCTGAGCCTAGTCGCACCATACGCAACGGCTCAGGCAGTGTGGATACATAAGTGATAAGATGATATATGGATTGTATATTGTGTTTTACAATATCCCATAGCCGCTCTTCAGCATCTTTCTTTATCTGACGATTCAACCAAGCCCTAGTAGTTGCTCTTGTATTGTATGGGCGTTGAACCTCCTCCAATAGTTTTTTGTCTTGTGTCTGATCTGGATGCATATATTTGCATGCAAAACCAATACGCTTCTTCATATGAGTCTCCATATTTTTACTATATAGTTCTTATTATAGCATACGAGTTTGAATATGTCAATCATTTCCAGTTAGATAAAATGTATGGATCTTGGCAATTGTGAGGCCTAGGATCTCCGTGAAATGCTGCGATGCAACAATCCTGAGGTGTTCTGACATCCTTCTCTATTACTTTGAATAGTTTCTCATTCTTTGGAAGGGTTATATCTACTTTTTTAGATTTGCGTATTTCCCACTTGTAACTTTTGATCCATTCGTCAGGAAAAAATACTCCGCTTTTTCCTGCTACATGATATAAGTAGTCTTGATCTCCTCTAAATCGTAGCATATGCCGTCGTGAGTCCCCTACGAAGGTTTCCCATATATAATTATATTTATTAGCAGAGAAGCGGACTACGGACGAATTAAAGCGTCGGAAGGTAGGTGCTTGGACTTTGACGAAGTCTCGTATAGCTACGAGTTTCTTTGGCTCGTATTCAAATAGCTTGTCTATATTATCTACTATGACGAGATCCAAATCCAAATATAGGATAGGTCCTTTGAAGGGGAGGTCCTTAGAAAAGATATAGGGCTTGAACCACCACCCGCTAGCAGCAATGTCAGGCAGTGGCAAGCATATTATCTCAGGATGTATGTCGTCTGTGTTCTCAGTTATACAGTAAAAGTTGAATGGTAGCGAGCAGTGTCTCGATACCATATTATACAGTGTATTGACATAATGATGTGAGAACAAATCTCCATGCTTGAGGCATAGGATATTTACTCTCTTATGCTTCATAGATAGCTGAATTAGCCCCGTGTTCAAATACTTCTACAGATTTTATTCTTACTGTGGGATTTAATGCCGTACAATCATAAATAGATTTTTTGATAATAGAATCCATTTTGTGAAAGATTAGTTCAGCAAATTTCTCACAACCTACACCATCTACTTCTCTAAGCTCTAGTAGATTTCCCATACGATATAATTCTTTAAATGTTTGTAGGTGTGGATCATCTTTTGCGATTAGCGTAGTATGATCGAACATATATTCCAGCCATGTTTTGAATTCCTTTAGCCCACCGAAATCCATGCACCAGTTCCGTGCGTCCAGTTCATCACACTCGAAGACGAGCTTTACTCCAATTGAGTATCCGTGCAATAATTTACAATGTGAGTGCCCTGCCTTCCACTGACGGAAACAGCAGGACAGTCCTCTATCTGTTCCATATGTTTTAGTTGAGTAAAATTTTGCCATGGGTTATCCTATGATGTCTTTTAATATTTTGTAGTGTTATTTGTCTGTCACAGTATTCACATTGGACGGTTTTCCTAGGTTTTCGTGTAGCGTCTCTCATACGCTGCCGAACCTCTTCGGACCGTTTTTGTCCCGTTTGTTTTGCGGAAATTTTAGCAGTGGTTTCCGCGGACCGTTTTCCTCTCTTTTTCCTCCCAATTCTCCATCCTTCCGGAATATCATTTTCGTCCCAAATAAATCGCTCTTGTAGTGTTACAGGATTGTGTATCGCAAATGTGCCTTTAGTAGTAGAACCTCCGTCGCCTTCTTCTCTCATACAGTTAGCCCATTCTTTACTCTTTACCACATCAAACTTATTGCTATAGTATATTCCGGCTTCCTTTAGTTCCTCCTTTGTATCATAGTGTCCAAGCACTTCAGTATCAATAATCCAATCTGGATGTTGTGCAAGCACCCTGCGCCAAAATACGCCCGAACCTTGATAGAGGATGTGATCCTTATTGTCCATACACTTACACAGATACTTGAATCCGTTATGTCGGACTTTCTTTATCATCAAATAATATCCCATAGCAACTCCTGCATCTATTTAGCAGTGGTTATGGACTTTGGAGATATTTATGACTTTAAATCTCGTAATAATTTGTGTAGCTTCAGTGGGTTGAAGCATACGGTGCCCAGTGAGAATGATGTGGCACCCTCTCGTTGATAGTGTAATAAATCCTCTATATCGTATATACCTCCGCCGGCGATAACTTCAAGCTCATTTGGATTATTAGAATGTCTATATATAAAATCCATTGTCTGCTCAACATAAAGCCTCAAGCTCCTGCCAGACTTGCCTCCTTCGTCTGTAGGCAAGGTATTACAGCAGTGAAAGCTCGTAAATCCTTTTGCTACAAGCTCTTGGACCTGCGTTGAAGTTATATAGGGAGATAGCTTTGCTATAACTTGGCGCCTTCCATTTATAAAGTTTTCAGCGCCTGCGGTATAGTCATCAAAATGTTTGATGTTGGGACAGGATAGATTTAGCTCAACATCCATATCCTGTGGAACTATTTTATTTAGGAGATCCCAGTCGCCCGGATCAATAGCAGCCAAGCTCAATACATCTCCTCTATTAGCTCGATATTTCTTTATGCCGTGATCCACTCCAGGATTTCGCAGTCCTATGGCATTGTACCATTCCCCGTCATGGTAGCGAAGAGTTTTAGCTATTTGCTTGAGCAGCCCTGGACGCTTCATTAGCGTAAAGGACCCTCTGACGCTTCGTATCCCGTTGAAGTATAGGTAGTTGCCAAATGGGGCTGCGATATATACTGTCATTGAACCTTTAGGAAAATAGTTTTGTCATTAGAGCGTCCGTTGAGCTTGACGTCTGTAGTTTTGATATCCTCAAAGAATGTTCGTAACTTTACTTTACCAGCAGCCTTAAACTCCTTCAGTTGCTCGGCAGGTTTCCGTAATGTTTTACATAAGCTCTTGCTCTCATCATAGTTGATGATGGATGTTCCTTTTACACTCAACCCTGTCTCATCCGCTGCTACATATTTGCCAAACTTCCTATACTGGTTGTTATACACCCATAGTTCTTTAGCACCAATGATAAGCTCTGGTGAGATGCTGTTCAGTTGTAGTGAATCGTCCTGCTTACAATATTTAATTCTTTCAACGAGCTTAGTAGCTGATTTTGGCTTGGACTTGCGTGGCTTGCGATTAGCTTTGCTAGACTCAATAACAAAGTTGAGAGCGTCAATAATAGATTGTAGAGCGCCAATCATGTGTTGGAGTTGCTTCTTGCTCATATGGGAATATGCTTCCTTTAGTTGCTCCCATTGATCCTGTGCGAATTCATCTAGCTTGCTCAGTTTAGCTGGAGTTGGCATATGGAGCACTTCTTTATATTCATCTAATTGTGACTGGTATAGTGCTATCATCTTCCGTGCGTGAGCTTGTGTGACGCCCGTAGCTGCGAAGTGTGACTTGAAGTTGAATGTGCCCTTAGCCCCATCTTCCAACCAGTTGTCGAGCTTCTCAGCAGCATCACAAGCCTGCTCCATAATGCGTTCTTGGATAGTAGGCGGCTTTACTACATTGACTGGTTCGGTCTCTTCTACAACGGGAGCCATATTAGCTAATACAATTTTACCTTCTCTAATAGCAGATGCTATGATTGGCTTAATGTGATCTGACACGGGCAACATTTCGCCTGATGTGCCTGGCAAGTCGTCCCAGTAGTTTGCGTGTTCTTGATGAAAGTCTAGCATTCCGTCTAGCAGCAAGCGACAGAGGATGCCTGTGTTAGTTCCTAAAATATATGCTGGGGCTGCCTTAGCAGCACGGATCTCATCCTTGGTATATCCGTCATACTTCATCCAAGCAAATACCGCAGAGATAAGCTCAGAGGATTTAGCTGTGGTGTAATAGTGTCGGCGAGCATTTCGCATATGCTCATGATACTGAGCACCAGTGAAACCTTCGCATCCTGCCCAGCTGGGCGCCAACAATCCTTTGCGTGCCTTAGCAATAACAGATTTGGCTACAGCAGTTCTTACAGTTTTTCTTTTAGATTTAGCCATTGTGTCTCCTTTAGTATTATATATACAATAATCCATAATCCATTAAGAAAGTGCAAAGCGGTCCAGCTCGTACTCTTCGTATTGCTCAACCATGTCCTGCTCCTCTGCCTTCATCTCGGCAACGATGTCCTCAGCAATACGCAGGAAGTGACGCCCGTATGTAGTAAAGAGGATGCCCAAGTCGTATACGAAGCCTTCGACACATAGTGGTGTGTGGAACTGCTCGCCCTGTAGCATCCAGCGGATGCCTTCGCGAGTGTTACCAGCGCCGGAAAGAATATTGATAGCGACAGTCTTTTGGACTTCGCGAAGAGCAACCTGCTCACGTTGGGCCTCCATGTCCATAGCCTGCTCAACCTCAGAAGCTAGATAACGAACCTCGTCCTCTAGTTGGGACTCAGTCATACCTTCATAACGCTCCAGTGACGGACGAAAGCCTCGTGCGTCTTTGTGGAAGTCGGAGATGATTGAAAGTAGCTCTTGGCGCTTGGTGAGTTCAAACATGGAGTGTCTCCTGTGTGTGTTGTGGAATACCTAACTATAGTTCTTATTATAGCACAGGTATGAAATAAGTCAAGCCTTTTTCTTATCTTTTTTTATTTTTTTTTGAAGAGAGACTGGTGGGACTTGAACCCACGAAGCTTCCGCATGGCTTGCGGCTCGGTACCAACTCCTCCTTATTTCAACGCCATATTCCGCCACAGTCTCTCTAATTCCTCAAAAAAGTTTTGAGCGGATCTCCTCGCAATTGAGGGGATGGACGGTTATAAACTTGTGGATGTTCTTGACATTGTCTGTAGCCATAATCTCCATATCCACGCCAGCCTTGGTGCGGATGGAGAAAATTTTCATTGGGCCGTCCTCTGTTTGGATCATCGTCTTGCTCTTGTTAGCAATGGAGCCCCAGATGAAGTTCATGTTTGCTGCTACGGACATAGTGTCTCCTGTGTGTGGTCTGGGTAGCTGGACTTGAACCAACAACCTCTCCGTCCCAAACGGAGTGCTCTACCAGATTGAGCTACACCCAGATATTAAATTATTTACCGTTGTGGAAATTTACGGTGTGATTTTCTAAAGCCTTCTCAGCTTCTTCCTTGCGCTCTCGGATGATAATCTCAAGCACATCATATTCCCATTTGACTGAAGCGTATTGGAATGAGTGGAACTCTTCAGCGTCAGCCAACTCTTCCATCTCCTGAAGCACTTCAGCCAACTCAGCTTCAAGCTGGGATAGTGAATGTCCTTCTCGATGCTTGCGGAATAATTCTGTGTAGCTCTGTACTCTTTCTGTTGTCTTTGACATAGTGTCTCCTATGTGTGTTGTGGAATACCTAACTATAGTTCTTATTATAGCACACCTTTGGATAAAGTCAAGCCTTTTTTATGCCACCACCAAACTTTTTTTGGTAGTTCGTGCCTTCAGTCTAGCAGTCTGTGCCATATACTTGCTAGCTACAGCATCAGCTCGCTCAACGCTAGGAGTCGATGGGTTGTTGATATTGAATAAGTAGTTGGCGATGTCAGCTCTTGTTAGCTCTGTGGATGAGCTATACTCCAAGTCAGCTACAGTCATCGCCTCAAGTCTTGCTAATACGTTTGCTATTCTAGTTGCTGTTGTCATTGTCTGTTCCTTTGAACGTGTTTTGGATTACCTAACTATAGTTCTAATTATAGCAAGCTCCTGTCCAAAAGTCAAGCCTTTTTCTTATCTTTTTCTAAAAAAAATCCTATGGCATATTGGATGACATCCGCCTCCATCATATCCTTCTCATAACGGACGAGTTTTGAGCTAGGATCCATAGCGCCTGGCATCCAGCGTGGCTTGAACTTCTTGCCCTCTGTAGCGTCCTGTCGCCCACAGTAGTAAGGCGTTCCTGGTACATTGGGCATATATAGTGAGGATGGCCCAAACCCGCTACGGGCAAATTCGAGGGCCTTTTCTTTTAGTTCTTTCTGTGTCATTGTGTTCTCCTTATCTAAATAAAGTATAATACATAGCAGATAACAACCAAGTAGTTCCAGCTACGGAACCAACTATCACTGCGACAGCAAATGCGCCTGCCATAACTTCAGCTATGTTTTCTTTCATACTTGATACTCTTCCTTTACGATGGACCAATGAACATATCGCTCGCCTGGAACGATGCGCTTCTGTAGCACAACTGGCATTCCGCCTTTATTCATACTATCAACAATCTGTTGAAATCGTTTTTTGTCTTTCAGTAGATTGTCTTGGTGGCGTAGCCCAAATGATTTGACAACTCGTCTTGTAATATCCATTTTATATCTCAGTTATATCGGTGACAGCCTTTGAACATTCCTGCGGAAAACGACGCTACATACTTGTCAATCTTACACTGATTGACGTTACCAATAATTGGCTTTGTACAGGCAGATATTGATACTGCTAAAATTACGGATGCTAATAAAAGTTTCATAGTAATACAAATAATGAGGTTATAGCCATTGTAAAAAATACAAAGTAAAGAAACACAATCATTCGTATCGAAAGCATATTACCCTCGGAATAAAAATTCTTCAGTTGGTTCCTCTGTCATAGCAGGAACAATGATTAGCTCAAATGAGGTAGCGGATAAATGTATCTTGCCTAATACATTTCGTCCGTCGGACTCAATATTGATAGTTGTTTGTGTAGAACCAATCCGTACCCAGTGTGATGATACGTCAGCTACATCGTCTGCTGTGGCGATATTGTTAGCTTTAGTATAATGAACAATGATCCTGTCGCCCTGGATATATATGTTCTCAATGTTGTTATCAACATCTTCTACTGTAATGTTACGGATGCCTTTTGGTAGCGCCATTTGCGTCTCCTGTGTGTGTTAGTTATTACTTACTATACTTCTAATTATATACTCAGTCGGCGAAAATGTCAACCATTTTATTAAGATTTTCGAAAAAATTTGGTCCGCCATACTGTAGGACATACTCGTTGAACTCTACATCGTTCTCCATACGAGCCAGTAACTCATCAGTGTGTGCGGAGTCTCTGAACTCAGCAGCAAATGTCTCTGCCTGAGCATCGCCAATCTCTTCCGCCAATTCCTCAGCATTCTCATCACCGTTGTCACGAGCCTCATCAACAGCCTGCCAATCTGCGAAATGAATGTCTGCTGCCTCGTCGTTCATCTCATCTACTATTGCCTGTGCCATTTCTCTTGTAAGCATATCGTCTCCTGTGTGTTATTGTTTCCTAACTGTATGTATATATTATAACAAAGGCTCAACCAAATGTCAAGCCTTTTTTTTATCTTTTTTTAGAAAATTAATCTAAGTGCTCGCCACGCTACATTTCCAGGCTGGACTTCGTGAGCAACTCTGTCTCCCAAATCGCTCCACATCTCACGCACTCTTGCTGATTCAGCCGCGTCTTTCCTTCTCTGCCAGTTTTCAACAGCCTGAACAAGCGTCTCACGCCATTCCCTGTGCTCTTTTTTATAATACGCTACAAGATTATAAACTGTTTCTAGCTCTATTTCACTATCCTCTCTCGCAGAGCGAAGTTCGGACATGATTTCCTCAAAGGCTTCAATCAACTCTGCCATTTTGTCTTGCATCCTGCCAATTGATTCAATCATTTCGGCATTAAACATCCAATCTTTATTACCCTTACGAAACTCTTCGAGAGCGTTTAGTTCTTGGATGGCTGTACGAAGTTCGTATCTTCGAGCAAACATAGTGTCTCCTGTGTTTGTGTTAGTGTTTCAACGTTATGTATATATTATAACACACCTGTGATAAAAGTCAAGCCTTTTTTTTATCTTTTTTATTTTTTTTCTGCGACAGTATGTCTCCGTCCATCAAAAACAGTTCCTCGTCTCAGATACTCAGCTATCATATCCTCCATAGATTCTTGTTTTGACATTCCTAGTGACTCATAATATTTTACCCTAGACACGACGCAGTTTGTCTCAATCTCGCCTGATTGCCATTTCTCTTCAAAAATCTTTATGGATGGCTCCATCTTTGATAAAAACTCTACAAGCTCTAGCCCTGTTTCCCTAGTGAGAGATTTGCGATAGCGTTTGTGACGTTTGATAACCTCTGCTACACCAAATACTATATCCATATGGTTTTCGCAAATGATATCGTCCTCTTCATACCAAGTATCAATAAAAGGAGTAGCCCTACGGATAGATACTTCAAATTTCTCTTGGACGCTCTCTAAAGTAGCAGATGGTTCTGGTGCTCGGACTGTAGTAGTACAACCTACAGTGGCAGCAGCCACTATAGCTAATATAAATTTTTTCATATTATATCAATAAAACTTGATGCCT